GTTTTTTATGCATAGTGTCAGTTGAAAGTTTGCGAGAGCGCACTATACTGGGCATAAGACCAACTAACTAGCAGGTTTCCAACATGAGCCGACGTGCCCCCACTGTGGAAGACTTTTACCTCGACCCCGAGGAGTACCTGGCCGCCGCTCGGGCGTACCTTATGTGGCTCGGGGTGACGCGTCAGAACGCCGTGGTGCACAAGCTGCTCTTTGACCTGGAGTCGCCCCGCATCTCCCGGACTCGCAAGGCGCGGGCGGTGCAACACGTCGACAAACTCATGAGCGATCTTGCTGCCAGACTAGGGGTGCCAGTATGCCCAACTTTAAAAAATCCATAAGCGAACACGTGGCCAACGGCACGTACCGCCGGGACCGCCACGGCGACCAGGCATCAGAAGTGATCATCGACCAGAAGCTGCCCCCGTGCCCCGACTACCTCGACCCGGTGGCCGCGGACGAGTGGTCCCGCATTGTAAAGATATTTGCCGACAAGAACGTGTTGCGCGCCACGGATTTCGGGGTAGTCACGCTCTACTGCCACATGTTCAGCAAGATGCGCCACGCGCTGACCAACGGAGACGTGGACGGCCTGATGACTCCCGCCTGGATCACCCAGTTTCGCCAGCTTAGCCAAGAGTTGGGGCTAACCCCGGTTAGCCGCGCAAAGCTTAAAAATGACGGCAAAGACGTCCGCCCGTCTAGCGCTGACCCCTACGCGGATTTCTGATCATGCTGGCCGAGCTGGAAGGGTACCCATATTGCGCCGCGGCACATCAGTACGCCGTGGACGTAGAGTCGGGTACGCTGTCGGCTCCCACGGACGTGGTGCTAGCCTGCCGGCGCTACCTTTCAGACCTTGAGCGCGATGACTTCCCGTATTATTTTGACCCGGACGTAGCAGAGCGCTACTTGCGGTTCATCCAGACACTGCCGCACACCCGTGGCCGCTGGGCGCGCGACTCCCGCAAGTGCATCAAGCTAGAGCCGTGGCAGTGTTTTTTTGTAAGCCAGATATTCGGCTGGCACCAGGAGGATACAGGTCACCGGCGGTTTCGCGAGGCCACGCTTTTCGTGCCTCGCAAAAACGGTAAGTCGCTCCTGGCGGCAGCGATCGCCCTGGCGGAGTTTTGCCTTACGCCGGACTACGCGCCAGAAATTTTTAGCGGCGCAACAACGGAGAAGCAGGCGCTAGAGGTGTTTAAGCCCGCGCGGTACATGTGCCTAAAACGGCCCAGCCTTTGCAAGCGGTTCAACATCTCGGTCAATGCTCGCACGTTGACGCAAGACGACAGCGGCGGCAAGTTCGAACCGGTCATCGGCAAACCGGGCGACGGCTCCAGCCCCCTAGTGTGGATCGTGGACGAATACCACGAACACGCGGACGACGACCAGGTAGAAACCGCCCGCACGGGGATGGGCTCTCGCGACTCCCCGCTACTGCTGGTTATAACAACCGCGGGCCGGAACCTCAGCAGCCCCTGTTACACGCACATGCACGAACTGTCGCAAATGTTGCGAGGGTCTAAGCCCATGAATGACCGCGCTTTTGCCCTAATGTACGCTATGGACCCCGACGAGGATTGGCAGGATCCGGCGGTTATACGCAGGGTAAACCCCAACCTAGGGGTCAGTGTGACCGAGGACTTTCTGCTTGACGCGCTGCGCACGGCCAAAAACCAACCACAGAAGCAAAACGGCATCTTAACCAAGCACATGAACCGCTGGGTTAACTCGGCGGTAAGCTGGCTGTCTATGGCCGACTGGGAGCGCATGCGCGACCCCGAATTGCGCATCGAAGATTTTCGTGCCGACGAAGGGGTGATCGCGGTAGATTTGGCGCGAAAACTGGATCTGTGCGCGCTAGTTGTGTGTTTTACTCGCATAATCGACGAGCGCCGGCACTATTACCTGTTCCCCACGTTTTGGTTGCCGAGCGAAACCATAATTAAGTCGCCCAATCAAGCATATAGCGCGTGGGAGGCGTCCGGAGACCTGCAAGCCATAGAAGGGCACTCGATTGACAACGGCCATATTATAAGTAAAATAAAAGACCTAAAAGCCGCGCACCCCCGTATAAAAGAGGTTGCCGTCGACCCATGGAAAGCCGACGAGCTTTTTCGAGAGCTAGAAGAGCACAACGTTTTTGAGTTTGCACAGCGAGTCAAAACGATGAGCCCGGCAATGAAAGAGTTTGAATCAGCGTTAGCAGATGGGCGCATTCACCACGACGGGCACCCCATCCTCATGTGGAACGTGTTCAACGTAATTACCACTGAGGACGCCGGTGGGCAGCTTTTTCCAAGAAAGACGAATGCTAGTTCCAAAATAGACGGCGCCATTGCCTCCCTAATGGCCGTGCACAGATGCATGGTTGCAGAAGAACCGGAAGGAGAATCCAACGTAGAGCGCTACGGAATAAGGACCTTATGAACTACATAACACTTTTGCTTTTTCTGGCAGGAACCCTTATCCTAGGGGTGGGCATGGAGTTCTTGATACATCCGTATGGCCTCATTATAATAGGAGGCCTCTACACACTTATGAGTATTGTTGATGTCGTTCATACGAAACTTGTTCAGTCAAGAAAGCCGCGCCGATAAATACGACCCGGTTCACCCCAAAGACCCGGCGTTAGCAGAGCTTTTTGGCGGCTTGTTTTCTAACACGAGTTCGGGCGTATCGGTTACCCCTAAAACCGCGATGCGAATATCCGCGGTATATACCTGCGTGTCTATTATTGCCGAGACTGTGGCGCAGATTTCTATAAATACCATAAATATCAATGACAAACAACCGGTAGACCTGCCCATTAGCAACCTGCTGTCTCACAACCCCAATCGGTTCCAGAATTCTTTCGAATGGCGCGAAAGCGTAATGTGGAACTACTTGCTAGGCGGCCGGTCTGTGTCACAAATTTTTACAAACGGCAGCGGTCGGATTACCGAGATTGTGCCCTTGCCGTATGATTGCGTGACGGCATTCCGCGCGCCGGACGGTAGCGTTGCGTATGAGGTTAATTTGCCGCACATCCCCAAATACGTGCTGCTGGCAAGCGAGGTTTTGGACTTGCGCGGCCCGTCGCTAGATGGCGTCGAGTGCATGACAACGATCCAGCTCAACCGCGAGGCGCTGGGGATTGCGGCGGCCACCGACAGCTTTGCAGGCAAGTATTTTGGTTCCGGCGCCAATGTGGCCAGCGCAATTGAGACGTCGGAAAAGCTTACCGACAAAGCTTACCAGCGTTTACAACGGTTTATGCGCAGCAAGCAAGGGCTGGACCAAGCCCACAGCACAATGATTTTGGAAGAGGGGCTAAAGTTCCGTAACCTGTCGCTCAATGCAGAAGACACGCAGCTACTCGAGTCGCGTAAGTTTTCTAAGTCTGAAATCGCGGCGATGTTTCGCGTCCCGGTCAGCAAACTGGGCGACACCGAGGCGAAAACACGTGCGAGCAGCGAACAAGACGCTATTGACTTTATCTCCGACGCGATTACGCCTAAAGTTATCCGTTTTGAAAACGTGCTCAACGCATCCCTCTTGACAACGGCCCAGCAAAAACGGTATAAGATAAATCTTGACGAAACTGAATTATTACGCGGGGACAGCGCAGCGCGCACAGAGAGTGACCGGAAACTGTGGAGTATGGGCGCCTTGTCTCCCAACGAAATCCGCCAGCGCCGGGCATTGCCTGCACGCGAGGGAGGCGACCGCTATTACACCCCCGCGAATATGATTCCGGCGGATTTAGCAGATGACATCTTGCTTAAAGGCCCTGCGGGCATAGCGCAAAGCAGCGGCGAAACCGAAAGCATTGAACCAGGGACACCGGACGCATGACGAATAAAGAAACGCGCTCGTTTCAAACAGTTTTTGAGCTACGGAAGGAAGAAAGTGCCCAGGGACCGGGTTTTATCGAGGGCTACGCAGCCGTATTTAACAGCGAAGCGGAAATTGGCGGCATGTTCCGCGAGCAAATTGCTCCCGACGCTTTTTCAGAGGTTTTGGCGGATGACGTTCGCGCGCTTTTTAACCACAACGTGGACCAAATCCTCGGCAGAACCAAATCTGGCACGCTTACCCTAAGTCAAGACAGCCGTGGGCTTTATTACCGCGTCGAACTGCCAGACACCGAGCTTGGCCGCAGTCTAGCGGAATTGGTAAGGCGGGGCGACATTTCGCAATCATCTTTTGGCTTTGTCGTAAAAGACGAAACCTATTCTGATTTAGACAAATCGCTGCCTTTACGCACGATCACTAAATTTGAGCGGCTACTTGACGTGTCTCCCGTGACATTTCCCGCCTTTGTGGACACCACGGTAGCCAAAAGATCGTTAGAAGAAAAGAAAATTTCGCAATTTGACACCGAGCAAGCCTTGAGGTTAAGATGCGAGTTGTTACGTAAAACCCTGTAATCACTAAAATGAGGCTGTAGTAATGGCGGATAAAATAACCGAACTGAAACAAGAACGTGCTCGACTTATTCAAGAAGCCCGTTCGCACATTGATGCCGCTGAACTGCGGGCAAAAGATGCAGGAAGCGCGAACATTAACGCGGAAGATCAAGCGAAATACGACACAATTTACAGCGATATTAGCAATTTAGAGGGCCGCATTGAGCGCGAAGAGCGTCAGCGCGAGCTTGAGCGCAAAGTAGCCGAGCGCACTGCCGAAGAAATGGACCAGGCCGGCACCCGCGCGGAGAAAAAACACGCAAACGTACGCGAAGAAGTACGCAGCTGGTTGTTGACAGGTAGTCGCCCACAAAGCGGAGAATTTCGTAACCTGCAAGTTGGCAGCGACACTCAAGCTGGCTACTTAGTAATGCCTGAGATCTTTGCTCAAGAACTGATCAAATTTGTTGATGATCAAGTCTTTATGCGTCAGCTAGGCACCTCGTTTCAAGTTCCTAACGCTGAGAGCCTGGGCGCCGTGTCGCTCGACCAAGACCCGGCCGACGCCGATTGGACGACCGAACTGGCCACAGGCAACGAAGACAGCACTATGGCTTTCGGCAAGCGTAGCTTGACCCCTCGTCCATTAGCCAAGCGCATCAAGGTTTCTGAGTCTCTTTTGCGTCGCGCTATGATGGCTCCCGAATCGCTTGTGCAACAACGTCTTGCTTATAAGTTTGCCGTAACCGAAGAAAAAGCGTTTTTGACTGGTAATGGCTCAAATCAACCGCTTGGGATCTTTACGGCTAGTGCTGACGGCATCCCCACTTCGCAAAACATCTCTACGGGTAACACCACTACCCAGATCAAGATGGATAATCTATTTGAAGTTAAATATGCGCTTAAGAGTAACTACCATCCGCGCGCAGCTTGGATTTTCCACCGCGACGCCGTCAAACAAATTGCAAAACTTAAAGACGGCAATGGCCAATACTTGTGGCAGCCAAGCGTTGTGGCCGGCACTCCCGACCGACTTCTTAACAGTCCGGTATATTTAAGCGAGTACGCCCCTAACACGTTTACGACTGGTTTGGTTGTTGGCGCATACGGTGACTTTAGTACTTACTGGATTGCCGACGCAATGAACATGCAGATTAAGCGACTTGTTGAGCTGTATGCTGAAACTGATCAAATTGGTTACATTGCTCGCAAAGAAACCGACGGCATGCCGACCCTTGCGGAAGCAATTGCTCGCGTTACTTTGGCGTAATCCTGACATCCAAAAACTGGAGTAGAATAAATGAAAGATATTGTTAATAACCACGAGTTTTCTGTAGTGTCCAACGCAGTTGCAGCGGGCACCTCAAACGTTAACTCCGCTAGTGTTGACACGGCCAATTGTGAGTCAGTGGCTTTTTTGATCACCATGGGCGCCATCACATCCGGTGCGGTAACTAGTGCGGCGATTGAGCAATCAAGCGACGACGGCGCTGCCGACACGTTTGCCGCCCTCTCGGGCAGCTCCGTTACCATTGCAGACACGGACGACAACAAAGTATTTGTGCTTGAGGTCGAGCGCCCTCGCGAGCGTTACGTGCGCGTAACTGTTGATAGAGGCACGCAAAACGCAGTAATCGAAAGTATTGTCGCTATCAAAGGCGGTTTGAGAAAACTTCCGGCTACTCAGCCCTCTACTGTGGGCGGCACCGATGTAGTCTATAGTCCAGCGGAAGCCTAATCAATAGCTTAGAGGGGAGCCCGCAATGACGGTTCACAACACTAATATCTATAGGGAGCAAGGCGGCGACAACCTCGTCGTCGAGTCTTCTGCAAAGGCCGGTAAAATTGGCGGTGTCTCGTATACCATAGGCGCCGAAGACACTAACGCAATCACGGTCAACGTGCAGTTACAAAAAGCAGACAGTGCAGCTAGCGATATTGATTTTAGCGCATGCGTCTTAATGTTTTTGTCAGACGATTCTGGCGGCGTGGGCGTTTCGGGCACTGCTCCAGACACTAGCGTGGCTGCCGGAACAGACGGCGCACTGATCGTTGAGCACACAGCTGATCTAGTGTGGACCGCCCAAAGCGAGTCTGACGGCGACATAGACATTGTTATCACAGAAACGGGCGCAGACACGTGGTATTTAGTTACCGTGTTGCCGGACGGGTCACAAGTGGTCTCCGACGCAATCACGTTTGCCGCCTAATTAAGTACCAGAACCCACGGAGTTTAAAACTGTGGCCGATACATTTAGCGGATATACACCGAGCATCTCTGACCCCGCGCAAGGTGCCGAAGCGGTAACGCCAGGCACCCCGTTTACTAACACGTGCAAAGCGATCTATGTGGGCGGCGCAGGGAACATCAACCTGACTACTGCTTACGGGGACACGGTAACTTTTTCGTCTGCGGCAGCCGGCGAGATAATTCCTATACGCGCTACTGTGGTAAATTCGTCTTCAACTACCGCAACTAACATGATAGCGTTATACGACTAATGTATTCGTACGGTCTGGCTGTTGTGTCGGTAATCCTTAAATACGCTGCAGTAGCCATAGCAGCGCAAACACTACAAACGGAGGCGCTCGTTAATTTAGAAACCGAGAGCGCTCAAAATCTCGAAACGGGGTAGCCAATGGTTGCGATTAGTGCGCTTACAGAAACGACAGCCCCAGACCACAACGACAATTGGATTCCTATAACGGTCGGGTCCACGACGTTTAAAGTTGACCCGCGCCAACTTCTAGGTGGCGGCCGGGCCGATTATGCAGATTCTACCTACACGTCAGGGTCGCCTTTTTCTTTGTCTGCAAACACTGACACGTTGCTACCAAATGACGGCGTTAACGGCCCAAAAACATATGAGCCGCCCGGGTTTACGCTGTATTCGAGCGGCAAAATCCGAGGAAAAGAGGGCGACGCCCTTACAATAACCGTAGAGTTTAAATCCGAGCCGACTAACCAAACAGCCACTAATTTAGAAATTTGGTTTGACATTGGCGGATCGGTTGGCGAGCTTTACCGCAGGATTACCACGTTCCCAAAAGGCGCGGGCGTCGTAAGAAATATCGTCAACACTACTTTGGTGTATACCCTAGACACGTGGGAGGCCAATGGCGCAGAAGTATATGTAAGGTCAAACGGCCCGGTAGACATCTACAATATACGCTACGTTATAGCGCGGACGTTTAAAGCTCATGACTAAGCACCCTCACATTACCTGGTCGCTAACTGAGACGGCTGCGCCAGCGGTCGAGCCGGTTACGACGGCGGAGGCTAAAAGCCACGGTCGCATCAGCACGAGCGCTGAAGACACGCTAATTGACTCCTATCAGCTAGCGGCGCGGCGGATGATCGAAGAGATTACCGGGCGGTCGCTAATTACTCGTACTTACGAGCTGCGGCTAGACCGATTGCCCTACTCCGATTACTCTGCAATTATCTTGCCGCGCGGCCCCGCACAGTCCGTTGCTTCTGTCCAGTACATCAACACGCTTGGCGCCACTCAGACCTGGTCGTCTGCCGAGTATAGCGTAGACACAAACGGCGATTACTCGCGCCTATACCCGGCGTATAATTCTACTTGGCCAACTGTTCGCACAGAGCCCAACTGCGTCACTATCACATACGATGCCGGCTACGGCGACGCCTCCACGGACGTGCCGCAAGAACTGTTGCACGCGGTTAAGCTATTGTTTCAGCACATGTACGAAAACCGGGAAGCCGTAACGCCGGTTTCTATGGCCGTGCTCCCGATGGCCGTAGAATTTCTTATAGCGCCCTACCGTGTGCGCTGGTTCGGCATAAGCGAGGACTTCTCACCGTGACCATTAGCGGACGCCTAGACAGACAAATAGTCATTGAGTCGCCGGCAGTGGCCCAAGATGCTTCGGGCGAACCTGTGGAGACTTATTCGACGTTTGCTACGGTTTGGGCGAGAAAGCTCAGTATCAAGCGCGCCGCCGAAGCGTTTAAATTCGAGCAACGCGTTGGAACAAAAAACGTTGTTTGGGAAATACGGCACCGCACAGACCTCACTAACCGAATGCGCGTCTTGTTCGACGGGGTTTACTATGATATCGTGGGAATAGAAGAAATTGAGCGGGCAAAGGGGCTGCTGTTACATACTGAGGCGGTATTGGCCTAATGGCGTTTCAAGAAGACTTATACACGCGTTTGTCGGGGTTTGCGGGGTTGACGGCCCTTGTGGGGACCCGCATCTATCCCAACAAATTTCGGCAGGGGACTCGCCAGCAATCGGCCATCCGCTACGCGCGCATAGCTTCTGAACGAGAAAGCACAATGAGCGTAGACGTTGGATTTGTAAGGGAAACTTACCAGTTCGACATTGTTGCTGCAACGTATAGCGCGGCACGAGCAATAGAAAAGCAGCTTTTGGCGGCCATACAAAGATGGCGCGACGCGGGCATTGGTCTGCAAGACACATTTATAGGCAGCGTAAACGACGATTGGGACGACGAAACCGAACAACACAGAATACGCGTAGATGCGGAGTTTATTGTAAACGAGTGACATTATGGCTAAATTTGTAGTAACAGGGCAGAGGCTTTGGTTTGGCACCAATAAACTGTCACAAGACACGGACGCCATTGTTTTAGAATACGCCACCGAGGCCCAAGACACGACTTGCATTGAAGAAGACACGCGCGTCATGACGGGGGGCCTTAAAACCGTGCAATTGCAGGCCAACGGCTACGTCGACTACAGCAGCGCAGAGCCATACATGTTCAACCAAATCGGTGTCGATGATACGCCGATCAGCGTTGCGAATTCTAACGATGTGGGTGCGGTTGCCTATTTTTTTAACGCCACGGCCGGCGGGTTTAACCCAGGCGCGGGAGTCGGGGAGGCGCTCAAGTTTTCGTTTTCTGCGTTTGCTCGCGGAAGGCTGGTTCGCGGTGTGCTGGGATCAACCGGAACAAAAACTAGTTCTGGAACAAACACCGGGGCCCAGTTAGGCGCTGTTGGCGCGTCGCAAAAATTGTATGCGCAGCTGCACGTCATTAGCAGCAGCGGGTCAGGCGACCAAACACTTGACGTTAAAATCACATCTGACGATAACGCGGGGTTTACAAGCGCCACCGATCGTATTACGTTTACTCAAGCAACCACTGCTGCAACTTTTGAGGTTCTTGACACTAGCGGGGCTATTGCAGACGATTATTTTCGAGTAGAATACACTGTGGGCGGAACAGGCAGCCCAACTTTTGACTTTGCGGTAGTATTAGGAGTACTATAATGGCTAAATTTGTGTTAACTAACGCGTTTTTTTCAATCGGCGGCACTGATTTAAGTGATCACCTCGAAAGCGCCACCCTAAACTACGAAGCGGAGTCGCAAGACACTACCGCAATGTCGGACTTAACTCGAATCATGGCCGGCGGTCTCAAGTCGTGGTCAATGGATTTAAATTTTAGGCAAGATTTTGCCGCCAGTAACGTTGACGCCACGCTTTTTCCGTTGGTCGGAACTACCGCAACCGTAATATTGCGCGCGGATGCCGGAAGCGTGTCAGCCACAAACCCCAATTACACCGGAACGGGATTGGTGGCCAGCTACAACCCGTTTACTAACGCCGTAGGTGAGACTGCTAACACTCCTGTAAGCATCGTGTCTGCCGGAACGCTGTCGAGGGCCACATCGTAATGAGTAAATTTCTTGACCGAGCAAAGAGCCAGATAAGTCGAAAAGTGGTGCCGTTTGAGGTCGAGGGAGAGAAGTTTGAAGCAAGGGAATTGAGCGAAGCACATTTTGAAATTTTAGCGTTCAACCACGGCGGGGGCGTTGCAATGCGTCCCGCGCTGGTGGCGCTAAGCATTTATAATTCAAAAGGTACGCCGGAGTTTGGCATAGAAGCGTACCCAGATCTAGTAGAATATTGGGGGCCTCAATTTGCCCCGTTTGTAGAGGCGGCCGTAGAAGCCAATTCTGGTCTCGCAGAAAAAGAAGAGGAAGACCTAAAAAAGCCCTAAGGGAAGCGCCACGCGATCGATTTTTCCTCAAGCTGTTCCTTGAGACGGGGCGATTCCCGAGCGAAATCAAGAAAGAGTTTTCTCCAAGACAACTTGCCCTCTTGATAGCACATTTTGGGCTTTTGCACGACGAAATACAACACGAGACAGTCAAAGCCGAAGCCGAAGCCGAATTCGAACGAAATAAAAGGAAATTTTTGCGTGGCGGTTGATGTAGATCTAAGTTTTGATTTCTCAGAACTGCAAAAAATTCTGACCAAACTGGGGCCGGAGCTTGAAAAAAAAGCAATTGACCAAGCAGTGCGCGCCGGGGCAAAAGAAATTCAAAAAGAGATCAAAAAACAAGCGCCTTACGATTCCCGCCGCAAAAGCGGTACCCATTTGCGTGACGGGGTCATTGTCCGAAAGGGCCGCAAAAATCGTCGAAATCAGTCCGGCAAACACGTGGTCGGCACGCTCTCTCGCAAAGTCCCTCACGCGCACCTTGTTAACTATGGCACTGTAAAATTGCAACCCAACCGGTTTTTTGACCGGGGTTTTATTGCCTCGAAGCACAAAGCCCAGGGGGCGATGATTGATGGCGTTGGCAAGGCGGTCGTGCGCATTAGCAGGAGGCTAGCAAAATAATGGCACAAGCATTTAACCTTTACGGCACGTTGGGCCTAAATACTGCAAAGTTTAAGGCAAACCTAAACAAAGCCGAAAAAAACCTAGATTCGTTTAAGGCCAAATACAAACGCGTAACTAAGCAGTTTAAACGTTCGTTTAAAGAAGCAGAAAAAAGCCTAAAAACTTTTGCCGCTAGCGTAAAAGGGCCGGCTCTTGCCATAGCAGGGTTAACAACCGCTTTTGTTGCGTCACAGAAAGCTGCCCAAGACTCGGCCCGGCAATTTGACGACTTGTCCAAAAGCTTAGACATCAGCGTTGAGCGGGCGCAAGCGCTCACAGCGGCATTTGCCGGCCAGGGGCTAGAGTCCAACGACGTGGGCGACGCAATGAACACTATTGTGGACCGCGCAAAAGATGCCCAAGACGGCATGCAATCATTTGTTGACGACTTTGCCCTAATTGGCATAGAGGTCGACGAACTCAAGAACAAAAACCCAAATCAACTTTTTGATACTTTCGCCGACGCCATAAAAAACACCCAAGACCCCATTTCACGCCAAGCAGCGCTTGTGCGTATCCTTGGCGACGACCTCGGACGCAAGTTGGGCCCGGCGTTAATGCGGGGATCGCAAGGTTTTAGGGATTTGCAAGAAGAAATGCAAGCCTCGGGCGTCCTCATGTCTCAGGAGCTAATTGACAAATCACAACGCGCAAATGAGGCGTTTAACAAACTTACAAGCGTCGTGAAGCTGGGGCTAACTAAAGCATTTGTGGCCTTATCCCCGTATATGGAAGCGTTTGCAAACTACCTCCGCGACAATGTGCGTTTAGGGCCGGATTTTGAAAACAAAATGAAAAGTGCGTTTACTGCAGTGACAAGAGCGGTAGCAGTGTTTGCCGACGGGCTGCACGGGGTAAAAATCCTGTTTCAATCTGCGGTGACGGCAGCCAACGCGTTTGCAACCGGGCTGCTAAAGGGCTTTCAAGCGGTTTTGGACGGTATTGGGGCAGTGGCCACAGGGTTAAAAAACCTTATCGTAGACAATTTATTAAAGCTTGCAGAAAAACTAGCCCCGTTTAACGACATGATGGCTAGCCTAGCGGCCAGCCTTAGAGAGATTGCGGCGGTAGAGGTTGGGTCGCCTCAAATATTAGACGACGCCGTCATTGCCAATGCCGAAGCGTTAAATAAGTCAGTGTCTAAATTGCGAGCCACGTTAAGCGAAGACCTCCCTTCCAAAAAACTCGAGCGTGCTTTGTCCGAAGCTACCGACGACGTTGTTATTCGAGGAGAAGGCGCGCGACAAGGCATGTCGTCGGCAGAAACAGGCGCCGAAAAGGGAAGGGAGTTTTCAAAGGCGTTCAAACGAGAAGTCAACGTTACGCTAAAGGGTTCTGTTGAGTCTGCACTTGAAGGCGACTTCCAATCAATAAGCGACATGTGGAAAAACTTGTTGCGGCGCATGGCGGCAGACGCATTAGCGGCCAATCTATCGTCGGCTTTTGGTTTAGGGGGGGACAACTCCGGTCAGTTTAGCGGCGGCAACGACTTTTTTGGTACGCTAAGTAACGTGGTGTCCGGAGCGTTTGGCGGCTTTGGCGGCGGCAGCGGTAGCGGCGGCGCAGGAAACGTCATCAACAATGCGATCAACATAACCACGCCCAACGCGGCGTCATTTACGCCCAGTCGGGCTAGGATTTTTCAAGAAATGCAACGGGGGAACATGGCGTAATGGCATTTTTAGAAACCCCAAGATTTCCGGTAAACATTCAATACGGGTCGCAAGGCGGCCCTACGTTTATGACCGACGTTGTTAAATACGCCAACGGCGCTGAGTACCGCAACCAGCGTTGGTCTCTGGCGCTGCACAAGTACAACGTGCGCTACAGCGTGCGCCGGTACAGCGACGTTATTAACGTTCATAACTTTTTTTTGGCGTCGGGCGGCCGATTTGATGGATTCCGCGTCAAAGACCTCTTTGATTTTAGCACCGGATCAAACGGCACGGGAAGCCCGGCGTTTGATGATGTAACAATCGGCACAGGCGACGGCAACACAACTTCTTTTCAGCTCGTCAAAACATACACCAAAGGCGCCAACACATACACGCGCACCATAACTAAGCCAGTAGCTAGCACCACTGTGGCGGGCTATAACGGCAGCGCCGAAGCGTTCTCAGTAGACACCACTACGGGAATTGTAACGTTTTCGGTAGCGCCAGGAGTTGGGGAAACTGTTACAGCGGGCTGCGAGTTTGATGTGCCGTGCAGGTTTGACACCGATGAGTTGGACATTATCGAATTTCTTTACTATAACGATAATAGTGCTTCAGATTTAGTAAGCATTCCGAACATACCGCTTATAGAGATAAGGAACGCTTAAAATGACTAGATTCCAACCCGCTTTTGAAAAAATGCTGGAAAATGAAGGGGGTTACCAGCTGCACCACGTGCCCGGGGATCGCGGGGGCCGCACTTACGCAGGCATCTCTGAGCGATCTTTTCCAGATTGGGCGGGCTGGAAAATACTGGCCGAAAAAACCCAAGACCAGCGTGCGCTAGAAGTGCTAACCCAATCGCTGTATCTTAATAAGTTCTGGAAGCCCATACAAGGGAACTACATTAAACATCAACAAGTTGCCAACTCGTTATTTGATTTTGCGGTCAATACGGGGGTGCCTCGCGCGGTTAGGCTAGCCCAAATCGTTGTGGGCGCGCATCCAGACGGCGTTATGGGCCCTAAAACTTTAGAAGCTCTAAACTCCACAGATCCGCACACCTTTCAAGCCGGCTTTATGCTTGCTAAAATAGACCGATATCGTAGGATTGCGGCAGCAGACCCAAGCCAGCGGAAATTTTTGTTAGGATGGATAAACCGAGTTTTTGAGGCGAAATAATGAAATTCTTAGATATTGGTGGGATTATCTCGGGTGTGGGCAAAATTGCAGACAACTTTCACACCAGCGACAAGGAACGGCTAGAGCTAGCACTAGCCGAAAAACAACTTGATGCGTCTCTTGTCCTAGGGCAACAACAGATTAATCAAATAGCGGCCAAGCATAAGTCCGTGTGGGTAGCGGGGTGGCGCCCCGCAATTGGCTGGGTGGGAGCGCTCGGGCTTTTATACCAGTTTATGATATACCCATTACTAATGTGGGCGTTTGCCGCTTTTGCGCCTGAGCTTACTCCTCCGCCAAACGTCGACACTAGTCAGCTTTACCCATTAATCACAGCTATGCTGGGCATTGCGGGCATGCGCTCGTTCGACAAAGTAAAAAATGTCAGTACGGAAAAACTATAATGGCAGTACTCACGGCGGCCCGCCGAACGGCAAAAGACACCAATTTAATGCAAGATTGTGAATGCGTGCGAATTGTGCGGACTGACGGCACAGTGTACCGGTTTACAAACGCCGTTTCTAACCTGACGATGACCACATACAATAACGCAGGCACTGCTACCTCGCTGGCCGCACCCGTGACTTATCAGAGCGACCAAGGGTTTGTTTTAAGCGCGGTGGGGATGGACGAAAATCAAGCCGGCTCAATTGACATAGAAGGCATAGCCAGCTCAACGGGGGTAACCAGAAATGCAATCTTATCAGGATTTTTCGATAAGGCTCGCGTTTATATTTTCCAAACCGATTACACAGCGCCTGTTGAGGATGATGAAGCAATTTTCAGCGGCTACTTTGGCGAAGCAACTATTGAAGACGGCCGCTACGTACTCAAGTTTTCTTCTCTTATCGACGTTCTTAACATTAATTTGGGCGAAAAGCGGACTCGACTTTGCCGTGCAAAACTCGGGGACGAACGTTGCGGTGTTAACCTTAACGCCAGCGAGTGGCAAGCGGCCACGGCGTACGCGGCCACGAGTATAACAGATGCCAAAATAGGAGATGTAGTCAAGCCCTCTACACAAAATTTTTATTGGTTCCGGTGTAGCACGGCCGGGACTAGCGACGCAACAGAGCCCACTTGGACTACGTCGCTTAACGCCACTACAAGCGACAATACCGTTACTTGGGTCGCGGTCCGCCCGCACAGACTAGCGCTCACTGTGGCTTCGGTTGCGGGCACCACGGTCAATATAACCGAGACGGTTCCGGCGTATTTAGACGACCATTATACTAACGGGTACATTACTGTAGGCAGCGGGCCCGGCGTTGGAGAGCGAAGGCGCATAGTTTCGGGCAGCGGCTCCACGTTTGTCGTCGACCGCGCGTTTTTGACAACGCCCACCGTCGGCAACAGTTTGACCTTTGTGGCCGGGTGCACAAAACTTTTGGCGGCAGATTGCAATTCTCGCTTTTTAAACACCTACAACTACCAAGGCGACCCATACAAACCAGGGGCATTAAATGTCAAAGTTGTCGGCGGAACAAAGTAAATTTATGGACCTGGTGCGGGCCAAACTGGGCGCCAAGTTTGTTGAAGGGGGACGGGGCAGCGTTGGGTACGATTGTGCCGGGGTTATATTGGCGTCTCTAAGCGAAATGGGGAGAGACCTAAGCATTCCCAGCTACAGCATCCTGTCGCGCACAGACCCAAAGCCGCACATACTTGAGCATTGCGTTGAAATTCCCTCCGCCGAGCACCCGGGAGACATTATTGTTTGCAACCGCTACCCGGTCACGCATTTGTTAGTGTACGCCGGGGAAGGCTATGCAATACACTGCCACCCACGCGTGGGCAAAGTTGCGCTTACTTGCATAACAAACAGCGTATATTTTAAGCCCTCCCGCTGCACTTATTATAGGATAAAGTTCGATGGGTAAGAGCACTGAGCAGATCGTAGGGACCGCGCTAGGTGCTGTTGTTGGGGCCTTCTTTGGCTCGCCACTTACTGGCGCTCAGGTCGGGTACTCCATTGGAACCGCCTTTACCGAGGTGGACCTTCCGCCCGGGCCGCGCGTCGAAAATCGCGAATTTAACGACGCAGATTACGGCTCCACCATTCCGCTTCTGTTTGGCCAAGACGTTGTGCCTGTTTCCATCGCGTGGATGCAGGGCAACAAGTACATCGAACAATCATCGCGCAACGAAGTATCCAAAAATCAATATCAAACGTCGTACACTTATAAAGCCACCGTTCTCTTAGATCTGGGCGAAGCCGAGTTCGAGACCATAGACAAAGTCTGGTGTAATAATGTTCTGTACTACGACCGATCGCAGCCGAATTTGATCGCGGACAAAGAAAGCGAGGACGAGTTTAAAATAACGCTGCACCGGGGAGAGGTTGACGCTTTGCCCGCAGAAGCGATCGTGGCCGAGCAGTCGACAAACGCAATACCGTTTCGAAACCGATCTACGCTCATGATCGAAAATATGAACCTTAGCGAATCGTTTTTCAACACTTTGCCCACTTTTCGCGTGCTTGCCACTCGCAGAAGCATCGACTACGTTCCGGGATCCTCCGCCACCGTGGTTGATGCAGAGAAACTTTTTCCCGGCGGGCAAATCATCGCCACTATATTTTTACAAGTTCCAGACAGTTATAAATACGACCCTAGCTATGCGGGCAATACCGTTTACGATTTTTTGCCGGCGTCGCCTAATTACACCTCTGATAACGGGATGTATGGCGTTCACCACGTAGAAGGCACACGTATTTGGGCCAGTTCGTATCACAACTCAAAACCGTGGGAGTCTGTAAAAATCCCGTCGTCCTCCGTAAAAGAAGTGCGCTACCTGTTTTCAAACCAAGTGTCGGCAGTTATTCCCGGCACAAAAACATTCCTAGCATATAGGATATCTCGCCAGGAATACGACATCGATGCGATCAGCCGTGTCGATGTCGGTAGCGCAAGCGGGCTGCCTCCTCGCGTAGAGCGAGAAACGTGGCTTTACCCTTTTGATTTACCGGTTGACGGGGACAAAGCTCTGTACGATGTGGGCGGAAGCTTCACGGCCCGGAAGTTTAACGTGTTTATTAAGGCAATTCGCAACACTCAAGACCTGTATTTTATCCGCTATGCGGTCGGAAACACTTTTAACGTTCGTTTTGCAATCGGCAAAGCGATTGGTGACCGCATGTCCGTGGTGTGCTTAAACGGTTTTAATCCGGCGGATTATCAACTATCTACAGATGCCGCCACCTATGACACCGGGTCAATTATTAACAACGGCAAAGCTTTAAAATGCGAAAAATACTTCGACAAAATTTATATTTGGATTGGTTCCGCAAATTCAGGGGGATCCCCGCCAAACGAGGGGTTTGTAGGGACTATCGCCATTGACGCTAACATAAGATTTCCCCGGCCTATTGAATTTTATAAAAAGAAAGGCCTCTTTGATTGGAGAACATTTTTTTACTATCGGAGCGACGAGAATTACGTAGTCAGCGGGATTCCTCGAAACTTTAGCGACTCGTACAAAGTGCTGGGCCGAACTTTTAACCGACTGATCCCGGACTACGAAAATGAACGGCTGTATGCCTACGTTAACGGAGGGTATGACGAGGCCGACACGAACATGACCGCCGAATTTCCTGAAATGTCCGGCGTGGCGGCCAACGGTTTTTATGAAATCGATCGCGGGGATTTTTCAACCATTGCATCATATGGAACAATCACACCGGAAGGTGAAGACTATGACGGCAACGGCTTTGTGAGCGGGGGCAAATATGTAATTTTTCCTGGCCGCATGATAGAAATAGACCGCGACACCACAAGTGTCGTACAAACTACGAGCAGTATTGCAGATGTGCTAGACACTTTGCCGTCTACGGGATACGAAAGTTTAGAGGTTGTGGCGTACCCTCAATATAAAGCGGGCGTCTTTACGGACGCATTAATTGCTACCGGGGGCGCGCTTACTCTTTTGTTTGATTCCACAATTAGCCAGGACATTCGGACGGCTGTTGAACAACACCGGTACTACCACGGACCGAACACAGTGGCTATTAAAGCCGGCACCACCACGACTTTGGACGAGGTCGTGAGCACGTTGTGCCAGCGTACCGGCGTACTAACCGCTAGCGACATAGACGTTACTGACTTGTCCGGCATTACCGTAAACGGCATGGTTGTGGCCGAACAAGCCCCCGCGATCAACTCAATTATGGCGCTGGCCAAGGTCTATCTCTTTGACATGATTGAAGAGGACTATAAAATTAAGTTTGTTTTGCGCGAGAATGCAAGCATTACGCGCAGTATCCCGGCGGCAGACCTACAAGCGCACGAGGTTGGACAAAAGCCGTTTGAAATACAGACGACGACTCCGGCCAATTACAAGTCGCCAAGCGTGTTTTCTGCAACATTCCGGGACATCGAAAGCGACTACCAGCCTGGGACGGTGCAAATTGAATCGCCGTTTGGAGAAAATTCTGCCCGCGTTGATATGCAATTTCCCGTAGCACTAACAACCGGCGAAGCATATACGGCTTTAGAACGTATTTCGCGGGCCACGCATAACGCGGAACAAGGAGACATTAGTTTTCAAACCACGTTCAAGCATTCGGATTTGGAAGTAGGTCAATTTGTGACCGCCACCGCAGAAGACGGTACTTCGTACACAGGGCGCATAGTAAACAAGGAAGCAGGGCGGCCGGGAATCGTCAAGTTTACCATTCGCCCGGATATTCTCGAAAATTACGGCGCCGCGTCAATTGCCTACACCGGGCTGTCGACGACAACAGTCAACCCAAGTTTTTCGTCAGTAGTCCCAATAATCGTTGACTCGCTAGGGTTTACTGCATCGGAGGACGGGCCTGGGTTTTGGATTGGGGCCTACACGGCGGGAGACCAAGACCCCGGCGGCGTAGGTATACAAGTCAGTTACGACGACGGCAACACGTTTTTAGACCTCGTTAACCGTCGGGCAAACGTCTTGGCTTGTCGATGTGTGGACGCTCTTGGAGACGGCGAACCGGGGTTTGTCGACGGCCGAGAGTCCATGACTATACATGTCTTAGACGGCACGCCGGTCACAGTTACGCGGGCACAACTGTTAAGCGATCAGGAAACAAACACGTTTTTCTATGGCGCGCCGGGTCGTTGGGAAATGGTCAAAATCCAAACGTTTACGGATAACGGAGACGGCACATATGAAGCAACAGACTTTTTACGCGGGTACAAAGGTACCGACCATTTTATGGGCCAGCACGAAATAGGCGACATGCTTATAAAGTTTGACCGGTCGTTGATGGTGAGGTATATACCGCCTGCCGATAGATTTGAGGAAACGGCTTTGATTCGCATGGCGGGCTACGGCAACTCGGGCCTGCGTGACGTAGTTGACACTTACGCGCCGGTCACAGGTAACGGCGCGCTACCGTTGCCCCCCACGGCGGTAACCGGGTACAAAGCGGACAATGGGGACTGGGTGTTGTCGTGGAACAGAAAAGCGCGCTACGGCATTGAGTGGAAAAACCGATTTGACGTTATCCAGGACGATAGCATAGAGGAGTATCTAATCTATATACTAGATACGAGTGCGGACAACATTGTTTTGCGTACTATCACTGTAACAAACGATACTACGTACACGTACACCGATGCGTTGCAAGTTACAGATTTTGGGGCTACTCAAGGCACTTTAGAGTTTGCGATAGCTAAAAACAGCGCGCTTTACGGCGCCGGAGATATAACAAGGGTGAGTTTATGACAACTGAAAAATACGGCTTTACGGAACTAGCGTCAGCGGACGCAAACAAATTTGTTACGTACAACCAAAACCTACGCCGGCTAGAGGCGGGTTCAATGGGCGTAATAAGCCGGACGAATTCCGGCCCGCCAGTATCCCCGTCGCAAGGCGATGCCTACATTGTGGATTCGGCTACCGGCGATTGGTCGGCGTTTACCGTAAACGATGTGGCGTTTAGCGTCGGCGGCAGCTGGTTTAATATTACTGCAATAGAGGGCATGCGAGTTTGGGTTAACGACGAAGATGCCCTGGTCGCATATACGGGATCTGTGTGGACAGATGTAGTTATATCCGGCTCAGGTTTGTCGGGTCTTACTAACAACAGCGTCCCCTATATCGCATCGGAGCAGTTGGCTGAAGACGTTAATTTTAACTACGACCCAGGCACCGATACGCTTACCGTGCCCAACATAATAGTCACCGGCAGCGCCACCACGTTAGACACGACTAACTTGACGGTAGAAGACCCGCTCATTGTGCTTGGCGAGGGAAACGCCACCGACAGCATTGATCTAGGTTTTATTGTCGAACGATCAAGTAACAATCAAGGCGTTATTTGGGACGAATCTGCTGACGAATTTGCTTTTATTGACACGACGGAAACGGGCACAACGTCGGGCAACGTGACGATTGCGGATTACGCCGATATGCATGCGGGAAGCGGCACGTTCGACGACGTGCTGTTGTTGTCGGGCGGATCGTCCGGCGCGCCTTCTTACACGTTTACTGGCGACACAGATACCGGCATGTATAGATCTGCGGCAAACGAGCTAAGTTTGGTAGCAGGATCGGTGCAGGGTTTAATTGTTACTAACTCCTCTCTGCGGACAGGGTACACTGGAACGGCAGCGGCTCCGGCGTACTCGTTTGGTGGCGACGTTGACACCGGTATGTATTTAGCTGGAGTTGGGGCCCTTGATTTTTCTGTCAGTGGCTCCGGCATTATTCGGTTAGACACCACTGGGATATCAATGCTAAATTCCGGCGACCAATTTAAGGGCAGCGATGGCGGGGTCAGCACTCCCGACTTTACGTTTAGCTCGGACGCCGACACGGGGATGTTCCGGTACGCTATAAACCAGCTGGGTTTTGCTTGCGGCGGGTCCGAAGCGCTCCTAATGTCTTCTAGTTGGGTAAGAACACAGTTCAACGGGACGGCAGCGGTTCCGGCGTACTCATTTGTTGGCGATATCGACACCGGTATGTATTTAGCTGGAGTTGGGGCCCTTGATTTTGCTGTTGGCGGCTCTGGTATTATTCGGTTAGACACCACTGGGATATCAATGCTAAATTCCGGCGACCAATTTAAGGGCAGCGATGGCGGGGTCAGCACTCCCGACTTTACGTTTAGCTCGGACGCCGACACAGGGATGTACCGAAACGCCATAAACCAGCTGGGTTTTGCTTGCGGCGGCGTAAGCGCCTTACAGTTGTCGGCTACGTGGGCGCGTGTTGGCGATTTTGGAAGCGTGTCTACCCCCGCTTGGTCTTTTGATGGAGACACAGACACCGGCATATACTTGGTGGCAGCCGGCAGAGTCGGGATTGCGTCAGGGGGCGGAGTAGCAGCCGTGTTTGAAGATAGCTCCGACGGGGGCCGGTTGTCCGTAAGCGACACAAACACTTCTTACGCTTCGTCTATCGTGACTGCTCGTGACACAGCGTCTTCGTCTACCACCGCGGACAGCGTCCCTTGTGTAAATGTAACGAACACAACGGCGTCATACACGTCGGGCAATTATATCGGCAAAGTTATGTTTAGCAGGAGCGGCGACTCTTCTGACGGCACTCGCTGCGGCATGGTGGCTCAGTATACGGCTACCGACACTGCCAACAATTTCAGCTCCCGGCTAATTTTTAGGACTTCCGCAAGTGCTGCGGGAGACGGCACCGACAACCTTGAAATTGACGACGACGGTACGCTAACGTTTAACGCGTACGGCGCAGGGACTCTTAGCACAGATGCTAATGGGGTGGTCAGTGCCTCAGACGCCCGGCTAAAAAATAAACTGGCGGACAATGTGCCTGGACGTGACGCCATTTTAGCGTTGTCCCCCACGTGGTACGAATGGAAAGAGGGAACTAAATACTCCTCGGGACTACGTGAGCTGGGGTTTATTGCGCAAGAGGTAGCAAAAGTAATACCAGAAGCGGCGCCAGGAGATGACAGTGTCCCCGTGGAAGAAAAACGACGCAACTACCACGACCGGGCAATAATTGCCGCGTTGGTTAAACACAATCAAGAGCTTGAAGCAAGGCTGTCTGCGTTAGAAAACGAAACTAAAAAATAATTACTGCAAGTTTTGCGCCGAACCCCCACCCTATTCGGCGCATTTTTTTACGCTTTTTTACTTTACAGCTCTTCCCTATGCGCTATCATTAGTAATGTAAACAATTACTGAGGAGGCTTCGCGCATGTTTACAAAACAAGAATTGCACTACCTGTCGATTGCTTTAGAACAAATGGTTAAACAAGGCCTGGCAGGGGGATTTAAAGAACTAACTTTCGTTCACAACTTAGGCGTAAAAATCCACCAGGTTAGCGAGGAGTTGCAAAATGCTACTGATTCCAGTGCAAAACAAGACAGCGTACCGAATTAGCAAAATTTATAGCGAATTCCTCGACAACCGCCCACTTTTAGCATATCTTTTAGAAGGCGAAAATGGTTTATCTAGTCGGCTGTGCGTTCGAAGAACTATGCGCCTAAGCATTGACTTAGATATTCAAGATAATCGGGTATTTGTTAATGACGGAGAATATATAATTTGCGCAGTGGGACGGCCTTTTGATGCTGAAGATGGAGACTTGGGAACCGGGCTAGTATTGGGGCGAACTTTGGACTATTTGCTACGATCGGAAGAAGCAGTAAAAACGTTAAAACGAGAGGTGTTTTTAGGTGATTCCAATTTACGCTTCGGCTCTGCCGCGGATATCCAAATGCTCCGCCAGCGCTAAACTACAGCACGAACTGCCCGACCGCATACCCTCTACAGAGGACGCGGTAGCGGGCACTGAAAGACATGCCGAAATAGAGCAATACATAAAGTCAGGCGGCACGTACGTACCCGAGGATTCTTTAGTACTGCAGGCCGTTGAGCATTTAAAAACAATTACGGACGTAAAAAATTTGGAAGCCGAAGTAAAGGTAAAATCCGAATTTCTAGGCTCCAATGTCATTGTGGATGCGGTAGACCGCAAAAATAAGATAATTATTGATTTTAAATTTGGCTACCAAGAAGTAGAGGTAGATGGCAACATGCAATTACTTGCAGGCATGCAGGCGCTTGGATTTGACCCACATGTGCCTACTACTTTTGTCATCATTCAACCGCGCGTTGAAAGCCCGGTTAAAACAATAAAAGTTAACGCGGAATACGTCCGAGCCCGTTGGGCGGAACTAAAAACGATAGTAAACAACGCGCGCGCACCGCAACCTCAGTATAACGTGGGGCGTCACTGCATGCTGTGCCCCGCGAGGCACCGGTGCGGAGCGATTAACGACGCTCAAAAAGGGCTGACAGACTACGTAGAAGCCAAACGCGCTGAGCTTGATTTGACAGACTTTGAGCTAGGCCAAGAGCTTACAATTGTCCACGAATTAATGGACATAGTCACAGCCCGGAAATCTGCCCTGACTGCTATTGCCGAACACAAGTTAAGGGAAGGCGGGGCAGTGCCGGGCTGGGGCATGCAAAGGAGCCGTGGCCGCCGAGTTTTTAAAGATGCGCAAGCCGCAGCAGAATTTATCAAATCTCAGGGGGTAGATCCGTACAAATCGGAAATGAAAAGCCCGGCAGAAGTGGAAAAGGAAATAAAAAAATCTATACTTAAGGAGCACGTCGAATCAATTCCGGGGCGCACTAAATTGGCGCCGGAACCAACAGCCGCACAACTATTGTCAAAAGGTGCTAAATTATGAGTGATAGCGTTAACTTGTTAACTCCCGTGGGCCGGATAGTTTACGAAAGCATATTCGAACCCAACACAAAAGATATGAAAGGGAAGCCGCTAACCGCTAGGGACGGCAGCCCACGTAAGGAATACGTGCTTAAACTGGCTGTCGAAAAAACCGCGCCTGGGTTAAAGGAATTTGCCGCCGCGCTAAAAGAGTACGCGCGTAACGAGCTAGGTGAAGACGCCCCAAAGCACCCTGGATTTTCGTGGAAATTCGAGGACGGCGACAAACCAAAAGAAGGCCGCGAAATCAAAAGCCATTCTGCAGGTTGCTTGGTTTTTAAATTTAGCAGCGGTTACGCTCCACAAATTGTTAAAGACGCGGGCAGAACTTCAGTATTGCGCGAAGCACTTAAGGCAGGCGACTACGCGCGAGTGTACTGTAAAGTAAGCCCAAACAAAGAAACGAACCCTCAAGGCGGGTTGGGTCTGTTTTTAAATTTAATTATTGTGGAATGGGTAGCGTTTGGCGACGCTCTTTCGTCTGGTCCCGATGCAGAATCGATTTTGAGCAGTTCTCCCGTACACTTGCCAGAAGGCGCCAGTAAAACGCCTAGCGCCGCCGGTGCTACCCCGGACTACGGCATTTTAGACGATCCTTTTGGACTGTAGCTCATGATAATTGATATCGACTTCGAAACCTACTCTGAAGCCGGGATGTATCAAGACGCCGCAGGGAAGTGGCACACGATACAAAAAGGCAAGCCTGGCATCGCGTGCGTAGGGGCTCCTCGATATGCTGAGCACGACAGCACCCGCGTGTTGCGGTTGTGTTATGACGATACCCTGTGGCGCGAGGGGGAACCTCCGCCCACAGATTTGTTTAACGCGATCAAAAACGGGGCAGTGCTGGGAACGTGGAATCTAAGCTTCGAATACTTTGTTTGGCATTACGTTTGTGTAAAAAGATTGGGGTGGCCGCCGGTGTCGTTAAGTCAGTGGTACGACCGTCAAGCCCAGGCAATGAGTTTTTGCCTACCTCCCAGTTTGGAAAAAGCCGGGGCGGCGCTTGGGTCGAACGTTCAAAAAGACAAAAAAGCCGGGCAGATATTAAAGAAAGCCTCTGTGCCTGGACAGCCCCCGCTTACAAACGCAGATCACGCGACGCTTGATCACTACAACAGAGTTGACGTGCAAACGCAAAAATCCATAGCGAAAAACCTTCCTATGCTCCGCCCGTTCATTGAAAAAGTGTGGCGCACGGCAGAAACCATAAACTTTCGCGGCGCACCCGTCGACGTTGATTCTGTGAACGCGTGCATTGTCGAGTATGAAAAAGCTCTTGACGCGGCAAACCAAAAGATCCAAAAACTAACTAACGGCAAAATTGAAACTATCGAGAAAAACCGGCAAATCGTTGAATATGTTAGGGGACGCGGCGTCGATATCGATTCTATATCACAAGATGCGGTAAACGAAATCTTAAACCGAGGGGACCTCCCCACAGATTGTGAACACATATTGCGCACACGACAGCAATCAACAAGCGCGGCCGTCAAAAAGCTGTACGCTTTAAAAAACATGACTAATAGCGACGGTCGCATAAGAAGCATGTTTCGATTTCACGGTGCGCACACGGGGCGTTTTAGCGGAAGCGGCCCGCAACCGCAGAACTTCCCTTCCCGAGGTCTTGTCAAAGGGATCGACGTGGACGAAACTTTAAAACTAGCTCGGGAGTGCCGTTTGTTTGACGAACACCCCAATGACTGTGTTGACAGAATAAAATCATGCATGCGTGGGTTGTTTAAAGCCAGCCCAGGGCGCGAGTTAATCGACAGCGACTATAGTAGTATCGAGTCCGTAGTTTTGTCGTGTCTTGCAAACGAGACTTGGCGCATAGACGCGTTTAAAAATAAACAATGCATTTATTCGTTAACTGCTTCGGCGCTGACTGGTGTGCCAATCGAAGAGTTTCACAGCGACCACCCTTTGCGCAAAAGCGTCGGAAAAGTGGCAGAACTGGGGTCTGGATACGGTGGGAGTTTCGGCGCGTGGAAAAACTTTGGCGCCGATGATTTTATGACCGAAGAGGAAATTAAAGCCGGCGTGGGCGCTTGGCGGGCTAAAAATCCAAACATAGTAAGGTTTTGGTACGGCCTGCAAGACGCGGCAATGCAAGCAACCGAAAGGCCGGGCCGAGTCTTTGAGCATAACGGCATATCGTACAAAGTGCATGACGCGGTTTTGTACTGCCGGCTACCTAGTGGGCGCACGCTCAAATACCACGACCCAAAAATAGGATCGAACCGCTGGGGGGCGCCATGCTTAACGTACATGTTTTCGAACACAAACCCTAAAAAGGGTGGGATCGGGTGGATTCGGGTAGATACTTGGGGAGGTACGCTTACCGAAAACGTCGTGCAGGCGGTGAGCGCCGACATACTAATGAACGCGCTGACCACAATAGAAGAAACCGGCAAGTATCCAATCGTGCTGCACGTGCACGATCAGATTACCGCAGAACCTGTAGCGGGATCGTCAAATCTCGCGGAGTACGAGTCACTAATGTGCGCGTTGCCGCAATGGTGTGAGGGCTGGCCAATTCAAGCCAGCGGTGGGTGGATTGGGGAAAGGTATCGCAAATGAATCTTTTTAACATGTTCGCAAGAGCGGTTTATTGGCCGACAAAAAGTGAGCGCATAGTATTGACGTTTTCTCAATTAGGTTTTCAAACAAAGCCTATAGTCGTACATTATTGCAAATGGGTCGCCGGGGGATCTATGGTTGTGGGGGCTCGCATTTATACTTCGGATCACCCCGACCATTTTTTAGAAAGCGAGGATTTTTTAGAGCAAATAGCGTGGCTGTCGGTCTGGGCCAAGTACGGTGTGCTTACGCCTTTTGCGCTGCTCATGTTTAAAAAATCCTTGCAAACACAGGTAATTGACTTCGCCCAAAAATTACGTAGGAAAAAGCAATAGCGGTTTAATTATTACGATATTTGAGTAGTCACAATATACAAACCAAAGGAAAAATAAACCATGAAGGTGCTAATAATTGGCCACGGGCGCCACGGCAAAGACACAGTAGCGGAACTGCTACAAGAAATGCACGGACTGCGTTTTAGATCGTCCAGTAGATTCTGCGCCGAACAAATAGTCTTCCCTTGGCTTTCTGACCGGTACCGAACCGCAGAAGAATGCTTTGCTGACCGCCACAACGCTCGCGAGATGTGGCGGGATATTATAGCAAACTACAACGCCCCGAGCCCGGCGCGCTTAGCAAAAGAGATATTGCAAGAATCGGACGTGTACGTAGGAATGCGCGCGTTTACAGAATTTACTGCTGCGAAACCTCTCTTTGACAAGATTTTATACGTGTCAGCATGGCCTAGGGTTACCTACCGGGACGCCACTTTTAATATTGCGTATAACCCAACGTGTATGCGGTATATTTCTAATGTTCGAGGTCTAGACTATTTAAAAAGGCAGTTGTATGCACTATAGGCCCTACCAACAAAGCTTGCATGACAGTGTTTTGCGATCGTTTAACGCCGGCGTTAGGCGTCACGCACTCGTAGCCCCGACTGGCGCGGGCAAGACCGTCATGATTTCGGGAATCATAAAAAGTTTGTCTGTGCCTACGTGTGCAATAGCCCACAGGCAAGAGCTAGTTGGCAACATATCGCTGGCGCTGGCTAAGAACGGCTTAACGCATCGGATCATCGGCAGCACAAAAACCGTTAAAAATGTCTGTAGAATCCACATGATGGCGCTAGGCAAAGTGTTTTACGATCCGGGTGCGAGTCTGGCGGTGGCCAGCGTCGACACTTTGTTGCGACGTGCAGACAAACTTGCCAAATGGTTGCCGACAGTAAACTTATGGATCATAGACGAGTGTCACCACGTACTGCGCGAAAACAAATGGGGCAAAGCCGTCGAGCTGTTTCCCAACGCGCGGGGCCTGGGGGTCACCGCCACGCTAGAGCGGTCAGACGGGTACGGGCTCGGGGCGCACACAGATGGAGTTTTTGAAGCGTTTACCGAAGAAGTAAGCATGGGGGACCTAATACAGATGGGGTTTTTGACGCCTTTTGAGGTGTATGGGATCCCCATTGCACGAGATTTACATTTTGATGCAGTGCCCATAAGTGCCAATGGCGACTACTCAAAGAAAAAGCTAACCGAAGTCACTAACGAGTCTCGCCAACTTGTGGGAGACATCGTTAAACACTATAAGAGGCTTGCGGACGGAAAGCGGGGAATCACCTTCGCGCAGAACCGAGAAAACGGCCGCACTATAGCAGAGCAGTTTAACGCTGCGGGGGTGCCCGCGTTGTTTGTAGACGGGACCACGGGCGACGTGGAACGCTTCGAGGCCATCGAGCAGCTAAAAAACGGACAAATTAAACAACTTGTAAATGTAGATCTGTTTGGCGAAGGCGTGGACATTCCTGCCATTGATTACGTGGCACTTGCTCGCCGCACGGCCAGCTTTCCCCTTCACGCTCAGCAAATCGGGCGGGCGGTGCGGTTGTTTGAGGGCAAAACAAAAGCAATTATTAGCGACCACGTAAACAATAGTCGGTTGGGGTTCCCTTTAAAGACGGGGCGCGCTACGCTCGACCGACGAGAAAAAACCAGCAAAAAAACTGATACTGTTTACTTAACCGACTTGGTTGATTGTGAGGCATGTTTCCGACGGTACCCGATTCAAGACAAAATTTGCCCTTCATGCGGGGCCGGCACGCCAGACATACCTAAAGACAAGCGTTCCGATCCCGAATACATAGAGGGCGACCTTGTTCTTTTAGACATAGACGAACTTAATTCCTTGCGCGAGAAAATCAAGCACATTCAAAGCCCGGCCGAAGAGGTGGCCAATAAATTGAGATACGCCGGCGCAAAGCCCGCGGCAATAATGGGGGCCCGATCTAGACACATAAAACGCCAAGAGGCGCAGCAGGGGCTGCGAGACGCCATAGCAAAATGGGCAGGAGTTCAACGACATCAAGGGCTTACCCGATCTGAAGTAATGCGACGGTTTTTTAAATCGTATGGTTATGACATAATGACTGCACAAACACTCACCGCCAACCAGATGACCGACTTGCAGACGAGGGTAGCTAATGGGACAGATATTGACCTTTAAAACCAAAGAAACCGCAGACGTGCTCGAAATGTCCTTAAAAGACGAAGAGAGCTGCCACGTGGATTTTGGAATTTTCTCGATATTGGGGTTTACTGTTGCGCGTCGGTACTTTAAACGACTAAAACAGCAACAACGCCACGAATTTATCGAGGAGGTTTTAGACACCATGCAGATCTACTTTGAATTCGACCGAGAAAGGGGGTACACGTGGCTGAAGATGGCGCTACTTTACGGGATTTGCAACGACTAAGCGACGAACTTTTTGCGCAATGTTTTCCGCAAGCCGGCGACTCTCAAGTTGTCGGCTCAGAAAGTTTGGTAATACAAGAAATTGAAGCGGGGCACGCAGAGCTGGGTTACCGATTATTCCGCAATAACAGCGGGGCCTTTAAAGATGCAACCGGCCGTCTTGTACGGTTTGGTTTGGGCAACCGCTCAGCAAGATCCTGCAAGAGAATGAAAAGCAGTGATTTTATAGGGTTTAGGATTGTGGACGGCAAACCCATATTTGCGTCGATCGAATGTAAGAAAAAAGGCTGGACAAAACCCATTAATGAGCATGAGCGGGCCCAAGCGCGTTGGCTGCACGCGGTAAATCTGGCCGGCGGCATTGGCCGGTTTGTCACTTGTTTAGAGGACTTAAGATAATGCGAAAGTTTATTCCTGTTAAAACCGAACCCGCTACCAACGGAAGGCTAAACAAAATCCCCGTAAACGCTTCTGGGGCGCCGATTAACGCCCACGAATGTTTAAATTGGATGGAGTACAACGAGGCTGCCGCGATTGGGCCGTATGTGGGCCTTGTGTTGACGGAAGAAGACGACCTATTTTGTGTCGATCTAGACGAGTATAGCAAAAGCCCGGCGGTGCAAGACGAAATCCTTTCTCATTTTGAAGGATTTTACATTGAAAAGTCGGTAAGCGGGGACGGGTATCACATCCTAGGGACGTGCGACAAGTCTAAACTGTTTGAGCACAAAACCGACGTTAAACAAAAAGACAGTTCTCTGCATTTGCAATTCTATACCAAAAAACGTTTTATACTGATTACCGGATACGAAAAACGCGGAGATATTAAAAAACAAGACGCCGGCCACATTAATGAATTTCTGTTGCGGTGGGGGCCTTACGCCGATGAACCGGCTTTAAAAAAGGCGTACGGGGCAAAAGGCAGCACAAAACAAATATTAGGGGGCTCTGCCTCATTTGCAGATTTATTCTTTCGCCGAACGGAAAAATTAGCGCGCGTCTACCCTCACGACACCTCAGACAAGGATTTTGATTATTCGGCTGCAGATATGGCCCTGTGTGACCATTTGGCTTTCTGGCTAAAGGGAGATGAAGACAAAGTGCGGCATTACTTTAGTCTCTCGCAACTTGTGCGCGACAAGTGGGAGGAGAGAGAAGATTACCGCAACCAGACGTTGGCAAAAGCATGTGAAAGCCACAAAAAGGAAGTTGCCGAAGACATTAAAGCCGGGTTTCAGTACATGCCTGCGGAAAAACAGCTAGAGTTTTTTAAGGGCTGCACGTACGTAACACAACTCGATAAAGTGGTAGACGCTCAAGGGCTTGAGTATACTCGGCCCCAATTCAACTCGGCTTGGGGTGGGTACGTATTTGAGTTAGATAGCGAGGGGGGACGATCCACAGACAAGGCTTTTGACGCCTTCACGCTTTCTCGATGCTACAAGGCGCCCAAAGTTTACGCGCTACGCTTTAATCCTAAGCGGGCCGACCGGATTTACACCGATGTTGACGGCGTTAAGTGTCTTAACTCTTATGTTCCGACCTTAACTAAGCCGGTAAGCGGGGACGTGTCGTTATTTACAAATCATATGGAAAAACTTTTTCCGGAGGAACACGACAGGCTAATAATGATGGGGTATTTGGCGGGCATCGTTCAATATCCCGGAGTAAAATTTTCTTGGTGTCCGGTCATTCAAGGCACCAAGGGGAACGGCAAATCGTTTTTGTGCGAGTTAATGCGCAGGATTGTGGGCCCGAGACTCAGCTATTCCATAGACAAACAAAGGTTTTTTAAAGGTCGATTTAACGGACAGCTGCGAGGAAAGCTATTCATTATTGTTGAAGAATGTTTTATTGGCAACGATTTGGACGCCGTCGACAGATTCAAGGAGCTGGTTACCTCGTCGTGGTTAGAAATCGAGGATAAGGGAATAACGGCCCGCATGGACGAAGTATTTTTTAATTTTTTGATGACTACCAACCACAAGCACGCTATTGTGGGGGACGAAGATGAACGCAGGCTAGCCGTTATTTTTACCCCCCACCAGAAAGCGCAAGACGTTTTAGACGACGGCCTTGACAACGAATACTTCCGTCGTTTGTTTACGTGGATGCGTGCCGAGCAAGGGGCGGAAAAGGTCTATAAATATTTACTAGATTTTACCATACCAGACAAGTACGACCCAACTAAAGGTACCGCTAACAAAGCACCTAAGCCCACGTGCTACCAAGAGTACCTCGTAAGCAGTCAGATAGACGAGCCAGCCCTACAAAAAAAGAATAACCAGATTTTAGAAAACCTAAAGGATTTGCTAGACTCCGAAGCGCCGGGCATTCGTGGCGGCTATATTAGCGTCCCAAGGCTTTGCAAATTGTATTATAAGGAAACAGGCTCTCGTATCACGGGGCACGCCCTTGTTCCAATTTTAAAACAACTGGGCTATGAAACGCCCCCGGCGTTAGAATCTAATAACGGCCGCCTTAGAGAAACCACGGTATTGGATGAGGGAGTTCGCCCAAGAATCATGATGATGCCCGACCATCCGGATTTTAACGGTACGCAAACACAAATTAAAGACAACTACCTAAATAGCGAGCACTTATAATGACTAATCGCCGAGTTAGACTGCCTGCCGCCGAAGGGATGTTCTGCCCCGAATGCGGCAACGACCGAATGCTGCCGCAACGAGTAAAAGCCGAATCTGGAAAAACCAGATATCGCTGTAGCAAATGCGGGTTTAGGACTACCGCACCGCTAAACAAGCCGCCAGCGCCGGCGCTCCCAAAGCCCAAAGTAACAAAGATTAAAAAACATAAGCGTTACATTATTACGAGCGCGGTTAATGACACCCCAATTGTTGAGGACGCTTTTTTGGGCCTTCTGCAAATGGCAAAAGAGTTGGACGCGTGCGTGCTTGTCATTCCGGGAGTATATAAAAATCCGGATCTAAAACATCAAGGGATCGCCCACACCTATAGCTGGCCGGCGGAAGTCTTGCCCTACACCGTGGACGCCGACGTTGAGTTGTGCCCTACGCTAGTAGTACGGGGAAAAATGCGCATCCAATATACTGCGCTGCGCCCACTCTCCGGCATGAACCACGCGGGCGACTGCAGAAGCGAGATTTTCGGGCACCCCCAGGTAGCAATGCAACTCGTAGCATCGGCCAAACTCGACGCGCCGAAAATGCTGCGAACGACTGGGTCAATCAGCGTCAAACATTACAGCAGCAGCAAACAAGGCCAACAAGCCGAATTCCACCACAAAATAGGCGCGGTATTTGTCGAAACGTCCGGCAAGCGCTTCTGGTCCACAGAGTTAAGTTACGACGGAACCGGTTTTTCCCTGTATGATCGTTATTTCACGGCACGCGGGGAACGCAAAGCGCCGGCAGCAGAAGCTATCGTCTATGGCGACACTCACGTGCGCTTCTTAACGGATAAAACTCGCGAGTTGTTAGAACATGCAGCAAGTCGTTTGCGGCCCAAACTGGAAGTTTTCCACGACCTGCACGACCATCACATTGGCTCGCACCACAGCGACAAAGACGTGCTTTTTAAGATGGCCAAATCCAAGACGCGAGAGCTATTTATCCGCGATGAATTGATGATGTCGGTAGAGTTTTTGCGGGCAAAAAAGAATCCTGTTGTTGTCACAAGCAACCACGACGAGCATTTAACGCAATGGTTTAACCGCTTTAAGCCTCAGGGCGGGGACGTGGCTAACCTCGACTTGTACTATGAGCTGGCCGCACTGGCCCGCAGCCGAGACGACAAAAACCTGTTTAAGTTATTTGTCGAGCAGCACCTCTCGCATGTGACGTTTACTGACCGCAACAAGACGTTTGACGTGGCCGGCATTGACTGCTCGCAGCACGGCGACAAGGGGCCCAACGGGGCGCGGGGCAGCGCACTTGGCTTTGCGCGCACCGGTCATAAGACGGTAATTGGCCACTCACACACCCCCCAAATAGAAAAGGGTTGCTACCAGGTTGGCACAAGTGCAACAGACATGGAATATGCACAGGGCTACAGCTCGTGGGCTAATGCGCACTGCATTATATACAGCAACGGCAAACGCGGCATGCTATTTTTAATAGATGACTTGTTGCCGCCGATTTTGAGATAAATTGCTTGCGGTTTGGCTAATCCGTACTATAGTTAAAATGTCAACAATGACGATCGCACAGGAGCGTTCACATGCAAGCAGTGTTTTTGCGGTGTCCTAAAACAGGAAAGCCGGCCAGCTTTAAACTGTGTGGCGAAACTATCCACGTACAACTGGGGGCGCACGGGGGCATAGTGTGCCGCGCCGGCAGAATGTACGGCAATCGCATACGGTTTACCGGCGACGCAGACGAGTTTTACGAAGTGTGTTCCAACTGGCTACAAGCCCACGTGAGGTTATACGGATATGATAGATTTAACACGGGCGTACATAATGCCCAAAGCACAACGGGAATTTGAAGAACTTTTTACAGATAAAAACTTGCGGCGCGTGCTGCGCGAAGCTACGCTCATTATAAGTAGCACACGCGAAGCGGTCTACGAAGCAAAAGCAGCGGGGGTGCGGTTCGTCTACAGCCCGCAAACCCGAAGCATTGTCAAAGTGTATCAAATTAGCGGTGGGGGCCCTATCCTATGATCGAAACAGTGTATTTAACTCAATCTACTCCCGTTACCGGGGAACCTGCCGCCCTTATCACATGGGCGATTGTGGCAATAGTTGGGTGGTGCGTGTACGCCCTTTTTAGCTGATCTAACATATGCAAGCCTAGTTAAGAGGTTAGACACATGAATGGCTTTTGTTCACGGGCGGGCCGCCGCGATCTTATTGCTTACGTATCCATAACCAAAAAGTCTAACGCCCCGTCCAGTGCCCGCTATAGTTAAATTATACACAGCGCAACGGGGACAACCTAATGAAACGATTAACTACTTTGAGCGACGGTCTCCGCAAGCAAGTTCTATTTGTGCGCGAGGCCAGCGGCGTAATTACTGCGGACGGGGTTACCGTTAGCGCCTACCGTGGCGACAATTACGCCGAGTTCGAACGTATTTGCCGACAATGGTACCGTAAAAATGTTAAGAGCTGAGTTAATCCGCGAGGGCATACAGAGCTTAGAGCACATACCTACCGCGGCGCTTTTGGCACACCTGCAATATGCTGACGATGAGCTGGCCGACCTAATCGGCGATGAAATTATGTACAACCGAGGAGACGCTCCAAATGAGTCCAAAGTATGAAATAACCGGCATTGCCCACCCCACTATTCCGGGCGTGTACCGCATTCGGGCGCTGCGCAGCTTCGGCTTGGTCAAAAGCGGGAGTTTGGGCGGGTACGTCAGTTCTTACAACAATCTGTCGCATAAGGGAATCTGCTGGGCGCATGATGATGTTGTTGTGGACAAGCAAGCTTGCGTGGTTAATAACGCTCAGGCATGGGGCGACGCCCACATAACAGACAATGCCCTAGTGTGCGATGACTCTATAGTGCGAGACTACGTGGTTGTAAATGGGTTTGCTATTGTCGAGGGATCGTCTATAGTGCGAGACCACGTGACGTTAACCGGGAGTTCGATCGTTACTTACCGGGCCGTTCTTAGCGGTAACGTAACTGTCAACAACGGCCTCGTAATGGGCAGTGCCCTCGTCGAAGAGACACTGAACTAGAGGCCCGAGCGGGTCTTCTTATCATGGCAGGGCTTGCAAAGGCTCTGCCAATTGTCTGGGTCTTTCAGTAGCGCCTCGTCCCCGCGGTGCGGAATAATGTGGTCGACTACAGTGGCCGCCACTACTCTTCTCTCAATTATGCAGTACCTGCAAAGCGGTTCGGCCGCCAAGTGCTTGAGGCGCGCCTTGCGCCACCAAGAGCCGTAGCCCCGGCTAGAGGCACTCCCGCGCAAGTCTGGTGCTCGAGGGGCTTTGTGGTCGGCGTGGGCAGGGCAGTAGCGTTCGGTGGTGAGAGCGTGACAGCCGACGCGATTGCAAATGCGTTTACGACGGGTCATGAGAACCGCCCATTTTATGCTTGTGGCTCTCAGATTCGCGTCGGTCCCGGCGGAGCATGAAGTACACGTGTGTGGCAAACGTTAATATAGAAAGGCATATGCCCACTGCGGCAGCCACATCGCTTATAGCCCACGTTCCTATGGCTGCCGTGGCGGCGTTGGTTGCGACTGTGGCGGTCCCTGTGGCGGTGGTTAGTTTGACTGACATCCCTGTTCCCCTCGTCCTGCGAATATTCGCAGGATAACCTTTCGCGTCACATATGTCAACCACACAATATACCTAGTTTGTTGAGGTGTCCCACTTTAGAAATAGGACAAAAGGGAAGTTGGACGCGCCAAGTAACTGATGTTTCTCAAATAAATTTTTGTCCTAATGTCCTACTCACTTTTTCACTCGCTCCCACACACACACAGCACGCACACACGGGGTATTATAGGGTGTCTAACCCTATTTTATATGTATATATATACCAATTACCTTTTAAAGTAGGACAAGTAGGACAAGTAGGTTTATGGAATAAAAACAAGGGGGTGCGACGTCCAACTTTGGTTGGCGCCTTACTTTTAAAGTAGGATAACTAGGACCAAATCTTAGTCGAGACGGTGTCTTAGAGCTAAATCGTTGTTATTGTGGACGCCCCCGCCGGCTAACTGCTTCTGCTATCGGCGCAAGTGGCTGTATTTCCTACAGTTTACCCCCATACCCGTGCAGTTTCCCAAAACAATGCGTTAGCAGGGAC